TTCTTTTAAATTTGCTATTGGCATAATATATATAGTTTATAAAAAAAGGAGTGTATGCTGACACTCCTTTTTCGTTTGATTAATAAATCACTTTTATCCAGCTAACTCAGCTTTCTTTTCTGTAACAGCATCAGTTATACCTTTACGATCTTCTTCACTTGTTACGTAAGCATCAATTGCTTCTACTGTTTCCATTTCAGAAACTTTAACTTTAGCATCTTTTACATTATCAGCTCTTGAAGGGCTTTCATTTCCACCACCTTCTGATCCAGTAGTTTTAGTTGCTTCTTTTCCTGGCTGAACATCAATAGCTGCTTTATCAGCTTTCACTGCCGCTTTTCTATCTGACTCTAACTTACCTCTAGTTTCAGTATTTTCCTTTGTTTTCTTTTCATCAACTTCATACCATTTACCAGTAGATTCATAGTTTGCGTTTGATTTTTCAACATAATCAGAAGTTACTTTAGCATCTTTCATGATTACATCTGCCTTTGAAAGGTCTTTTGAATACTCTCTTCCAAACTTTGCAAGTTGGTATTGTGTAGCTACTACAATTTTCATAATTATTTATTTATTTGATTTTTATTAGATACAAATGTATTAAATTCTGTGTCAAGTTGTTCAGCTGTCTTATTGAGCTTATCATCTAACGTTATTGATTCCCACCAATCAGAGAACCATACTTTTTTTCTTGCTTCTTCTTGGCCGAATATACTATTAACAACATCTATTGTTTGGTGAACATAAGGTTCGATAGTAGCTTTTAATAACTCTACCCTCAACCATCGTGGATCGTTCTTGTATTTAGATGTTAGGTACTCAGAAAGCAACCTATCCAGTATAACATTGTTTTGTTGGTCCTTTCTTCCTTCATTGTACTTAGCAAGTAAAATATCTTCGCTTTCTATTATATAGTTCCTACCGTAGTTTATTCTAGCTATTTGATCGTCTTTAGCTTTTTGAGGAATATAGAAATTAGCTACCCAATTAACTAGCTTTTGCTCTATAAACTCAGCCGAATCAGAATATTTAGCTAGAGTGTTTTGCATTGGTTGGTTATTGTAAAATACCTCAGTTGCTGTTTTAGAGTTTACTTTTTCTCTTATAGCTGTTATTGTCCCCCAGTGAGTTTGATGTGCTAATATCTCGAGTAATTCAATTTCATTGTTGTATTGAACCCATGTTTCATTGTCTGGAGATACAAATCCAGCAATATCTGGAGCTAATTTAACATCATCCTTTTTAGGTAATGGTAATTCTACCAAATCAGTAACATCTTGTTTTTGATATTTACCTTTACCATTGCAATCAGTGCAAGTTGCACTCCCATCTTTACCAGCCCCTTTACATGTTTGGCAAAACTGAACTATTCTCCAGTGTATAGGATTACCTTTTGTAAACTTGTAAATAGTTTTAACTGATTGATCTCTTGCAAGCTCTCTAGCTAATCCTATGATCTTATCAATAGGAGATATTCTAATCTTACTTACTATATCAACTATATCAGAAATAACAACACCTGGAACTTCACCAAAAGGATGTTCAAAAGACATTTTCATTAATATAAGTTGATTTTGCCCAACCTCTAAAAAGAACCTATCTGTTAAATCATCAACTATTCTCCAAATCTTTTGACCTTGCTTTGTTAGTTTAGGTTCAAACAACACCCATTCTAATTGCTGACCATCTGCTCTATAATTTCTTATTGCTTTACTAGCTTTGTACGTAGGCTTTAAATTAGTTTGTCCATGAATCTCTTCTGTTGAGTACTCCATGAATATAACTCCATTTGGGTCTGTATGATACAACTTCATCCAAAAGTCTTGAACATACTTCTCTACTGATTTTTGTCCTTTAAAGTTCGATATTCTACCTATAAACTGCTTTAACTGACTTTCTGTTAAATCAAAGTTCTTTGATCCACCAGTAGCACTAAATACATTATCAATAGGCTTTAATAGTCTACCAAATAAATCAGTAATATCTCTTGAATATTTCTTTCTAGCTTCTGCTTTATCTTTAGATTCTAGCTTCTCTATCCTATTTATAAGAAAGTCTGTGAATTTTTTCCCTTCAACTAATGCAAATAACTCATCAGACTGAACCCTAGCTGATTGTATCCAAGTAGGAATTTGTTGGTTTTCAATTATTATCTGCTTGGCTTGATCTTCAGTTAATAGCATTTGTTATAATATATTTTAACAAAAATAATAAAATTACCATATAATTTTAACTCTTCCGTTTTCATTATGGCTCATGTGTGCGTAACGACAATTATGAACAAGTAGCCCGTTAGCGAAATATTCATGATTATCTTCCACACTTATATCATAAACATTTTTTATTCCATTAGGTTTTGAATCTATTTTTACCACCACACACTTTAGAACAGCATTTTGCCCTGCTAAATCTGCTGCAGCTAAAATTTTTTTTACAGTAGCTGCATACTCTTGTCTCGTTATCGAGTTTATTTTTTCTTCTCCATTTTGACTTACAGGAGTTAGAGCAAAATCTTGATGTTGTTGTCTTCTTTGTGAACTCTTTATTACATTGATCGCATTCGTGCAAGCCGTATGTTTGTTTGCCAAACCCTTGTTTTTTCGCATGCTGCTTATGCCACTCGATACCCTCTTTGCTTTTGTGCCACTTCTTTGAAGCTTCAACTCCTTTTGTGTAAAAGTTCTTATGCCATTCAGGATTGTTTTTAATCCTATCTTTAATGTGTTTAGATAGGTGTTTATTGCAAGAAATTTCTTCAAGGTTTCCAATAGTGTTATTAAAGGAGTTACCATCTTTATGGTGTATGTTAAAGCCTTTTTTTCTATCTCCGTTGTGGTATTCCCAAACATCCCAATGCATCTTTCTATTTTGGTTTGAGTAATACCTTTGTTTTTCGTATAGCTTATACTTTTTTCCATTAAACATTTGGTAACATAAACCGTCACTCCCTTTTTTAATTTCGAAATCTCTATCCATCCTATTGTTGTTTTTACTTTATGCTCTTTTGTTGAACATAAATTTAAACAAAACGTATCGAACTGCAAACAATACTCAAATGTTTCTTTTGCACCATTGTCATGTGTGTGAGTTACCTTATTAAATCCTTTAGAAGTTAACACCCTGTCTCCTACTTTTATTTCAGTTATTTTTTTATCTCCTGTAATTGTTTTTACTAGTGTGTTCTCTGTAAAACAAGCATCCCAAAAGTGATTAAACTTATCAATAGGTTGATTAATAGCTTGTCCATTTATCTCTTTAAACCTATAATTCTCTTGCTCTTTCTTAGCTTCTCTGTATAAATGATTCTTAACAATATGAATCTTTTTATCTTTCATTGAGCCTATCCAGAACATTATACTCTTAGTTTTGCTTACTTTAGATATTAACCACCCAAGCTCATCTAAACTAGAAACCATCTCAACAGTACCTTTGTTTTCTCCTGTGTATTTATCAGAGCTATCTGCTGTTATTGGTACATTTTGCTTTATATCTATTGCTTCAAAGAATGAATTTATATCTTCCGGAGTGCCTATTGGTTGATAGCACAATAACTCTAAGTAAATATTATTACCTTCTTCAGCATATCTAACTAAAGCAGTAGGATCTACTGTAAAACCAAAATCAAGGCCAAAAGAGAAAGCTAAATCAGGAAACTCATCTATATACTCAACTCGGTCAAATATTAAACCTTTCATAGCTCCTCTTAATCCTAATCCGTAAACCTTCCATCTAAACTCATCAGCTGTAAACTGATCCATGTTTTTTTGGTTTACTGGAGGTTGATTTGTTTCTGATATAGGTTGACCTTTATACATTGCTTTATGATTTTCAATGTAATAAGTTCCACTTTCCCAAGGCTCATAACTTTCAATCTCTTTTATTATAGACTTTTCAAGGTGTTTGTTGTTGGTGTAGTTAGTTCTAGTAAAAAAAACATTGTCCTGACTTTCTAAATCAAAACACCAGTGCTCAGTAAATTTTGGGTTCCAATCAAGTATCATTAACTTTCTACACCTCATCTTTAAACCATCCACTTGAGATTTCTTCATCTCTAAAGATTCATTTAAAAACAAAATGTCACTAGGATAACCTTCTGAATTAGCCTCATCATCTAACCCTCTGAAATAAATATTGTTTCCAAATAATTTACAATAAGGCTTAGGTGAAGTAATAAAATAAGCTGTATTATCCCCAATCTCTTTAAAGCACTTCTGGAAGTCTTTTAATGTAAAGTCTCTACATTTGGTTAATGTGTCTCTTAAAACGTATATATCAAGTCCTGAGTTACGATTATGATCACATATAGCGTAAATTAAATGTATTGTATCCCAAGTTTTAGACGATCTTGAACCTCCTTCATTACAAATAATTACTTTCTCATCATTTTTGTAGTTCTCCTGGAACAGAGAAGCCATTTTAAAAAATAGAGGATTGGGATCAAAAGCCATTATAACTTCAAATCAACGTTTTTATCATTGTGATTTATGACAATTGTTTTATTTCCTTCTGTTTTTTGCTTATTGTCTTTGTCGTAAAAGCCTATATGCCTATTTATCTTCTCAATAGTCCAATCTTTACCATGAAGCTTAAGCTCTATGCCAAACTTAGTATTTTTAATTGATTCGATACATAGTAACTGATCTGGAGTAAGTTTATCGAAAGTCTTAAACTCAAGTTCTTTTACTTTATGTGTTTTAACTCCTTCTGTTGTTTTTTCTATTACTTCTTTTTCAACAAACTCTACATAATCAGCTATATTAGAATTAGAAAGAATCTTCAATTGCCTTAGAACATCATCAGCTGTTACTTCTACTTTTTCGGCTCTTTTATCCTTTAATTTAGTGATAAATTCTTGAATGTTAACTTTTGTTAATAACTGTGAAGCCTTGCTTCTAGCAGTTCTTTTTGAGTACCCAGCCTTTTCTGCTGATCTCTGTCCGTTGAAGTCAATTATATATTGTCTACAAAAAAATTCTTCTTTTTGACTTAGCTTTTTTACTTTACTGTTATCTACTTTCTTCTTAGCCATATTCAAAGATACTAATTATTAGATAAATGGTTTTGTGTTCCTTAATTGGAACTTATTTTAAAGTGGTAGTATAAATTCAGTACCTACCCATTTTGAATATTTATTAATATCAAGACCATATTTAAAAACTTTTCTTAATATGGCTTGTTTCCTTGCTTCTATTCTCCAATATTTAATACTGCTTTTATTCATTGGAACCTTTATTTGTTTAATAAATAATATTGTCGTTCTTGTTCCTTCATATCTAGAACAAAACTATCTAACGGGTCAAGTAATTTTTTTTGAACGTGTCCAACCTTACTTTTTACTTGAAAATATTTAGGCTCAACTACGCAAGTTCCTATAAATTCACCTCCCTCAATTGTTTCTCCTCTATAATATCGAAGTTGATTGTTTTTGATATAAATGTAGTAGTGTGTTTTGTGTATCATAAGGAACGCTTTAATCTTTCTTTAATTCCTCTTTTATTGCTTTTCCAAATCTTGTACCCATTAACGCTTTCAATAATGAATTACTAAGATTTACAACTATCATTTTATAAATTACCATTCCGATAACTACATTTAATATTATTTCTTGATTTATCATATCTGTATTTTTAATGAAGGTTTATTTTTTGGTTTTATTAAATTCACACCCTTTGCAATTTCCTTGTTCTAAATTTAAAGGGCAATTAATCCATGCTAATCCTTTTTCACAATCATTGCTGTAAAGTGATGTGTTAACTTTTTCTTGTTTCCTTTTTGGCTTTACTCCGATGAAAAGGAAAATTAATGCAAAAGGGATGCCAAATGTTAATCCGATTACTAAAGAATGTAATATTGAATCATCTTGTTTTCTTGATATTGCACCAAATAGAGAGACAAAGAATATTATTCCTGTTCCTTTCCAGTTTAATCTTTTTAAATAATCACTCATAACTATACTAACGATTAATCAAATTCAGTTGTACAAATTATCATCGGTGTATTTCCTAACATTTGCTCCCTTATAGATACAAAAAAGGGTTCTTGTGTCTCGTCATTATCAGGATAAATAAGAATGTCTTTCTTATCCCATTCTGACTCAGGAACACCTTCTATTTTGTCAATTTCAATACCTTGTTCGTATAATAAGGCTTCCTTTGCTTCTTCTTTTGTTTT